AACTGTTTTTGAAACAATCTGGTTGGAGATGTTAAGGGAGAGTAAAAAAAATGCGAATAAAAAGAACTAGAAACTCAAAACCTCGCAGTCAAGTTTTTAGACGAGGGGCGGTGCACGATAAAAAATTTAAAAAATCATATACTATTCGTGTGTGTATGATGTGTCGTGAGGATTTTGAAAGCAGTGGCATTGGGGATAGAATATGTGCACCATGTAAAAACACTGATTTATGGAAAAGTGGGCCTAACTGCTATATCCAATCAATTAGTCTTGCAGATTTAGGTTCCCAAACACCAAAAAATCTCCCGAGTTCTTTTAATAATAAAAAATTAGCCCCCGATGAAGACGACAAATATTTGTTGGATGAGGATTTTGATAACTGATGTGGTATCATGTGCACATGGACTTGGAAAAATACAGCAGAAGGCTGAGAGGTGGTGGTCGTGGTTATTTTCTTAAGTTTGGAAGAAAGAATGTAAAAATTTTTGAATGGGCAAGCAGAACAATGCATACAGTCAAGAGATATGTGTTTAAAAATAAAATGGATGAACATATAATGAAACAAAAACTTTCTAAAAAAGAAAGAAAAAGTTTACACAACATTATGACAAATAAATCCTCTAAAGACCCTGATAATGTTCTTTATGGGTTGCCTTATCATAAAGATGATTTGACTTTGGCAGAAAAAGAAATTATAAAGCAATTGAAAGAAAAATTATTATGAAAGGCTTCATGCTTTATCCTTATGATTTTGAAGACCCAATAGATGGTACACTTCGTCCCACCATTGGAATACAGGATTTCAATTCTAAAAAAGAAATGTTATCTTATTTGCAAAAGAACATATGTTCTGAAGAAACAAGAAAACCTTTTAATTTTAAAACACTTTTAAAATATGCAAAAGAATGTAAAATTTTTTATTTTCCTAAAAAATATAGAAAAGCAATTAAAGATAAATTTAACATTATAGAAGAAGATGATTGAAAAAGAACTGATTACATTACTGCTGAAAAAAGATTTTTACGAGGAAAATAAAAGTCGAATAAAAAAAGAAATGTTCACAAACGGAACAGGAAATTTATACGAAACAATTTCCCGTGCCCATGAGGATTCAGAGAATGACCTGTCTCTTGATGAAGTTTCCACGTTGCATCTGGAAGTGTATAACCCTGCATCAACCAGAACGGCAAAGGAAAACTTTACCAGTATGATAGAGGAGTTGAAGGAGCAAAAAATTCCAAATAAGGAAATAGCAAAAAATATTTTAAAATCCATACAGAAAAGAAATGTTGCTCAGGAAATTGCTACTCTAGCTACAAATATATTTAACGGGAAAGAGGATTCTTTACTGTCCATTCAAAATCTTATTGATAAAGCAGACGAAGAAGAAAAAGAGGAATATGAATCAGTGACAAGTGATATTGATAGTCTTGTTGATGCGTTAAAAGACAATACTAAATGGAAATTTAATTTAGAGCCTCTGAGAAGCCGTGTACATGGGGTGGGGGATGGTAACCTATTAGTCATCTTTGCCCGTCCAGAGAGCGGAAAAACAGCTTTATGGGTTAGTTTTGTGGCAGGGGAGAATGGTTTCATTTCACAAGGGGCAAAAGTATGTGCCTTGATTAATGAAGAACCTGCCATTCGTACACAAATGAGACTTATTAATGCCCATACGGGCATGACATTCGAGCAAATACAGGAAGATATACCCACAGCCAAGGGATTATGGTCTCAAATTAGTACTAATATAAAAATTTTAGATACTGTTGATTGGAGTCTGGAAAAAGTAGACTCTTTTGTAGCAAAAGAAAAACCAGATGTTATTGTTATTGACCAGATGGATAAGGTTCATGTGCCCGGAAATTTTGCACGTACCGATGAAAAACTGCGAGCAATCTACACTGGAGCACGGGAAATTGCCAAAAGGAGAAACTGTTGTGTCATTGCAATATCGCAGGCAAGTGCTGATGCATCTGGTAAACTTGACATAACCTTTGATATGATGGAGAATAGCAGAACAGGAAAAGCGGCAGAGGCCGATGTAGTTATTGGAGTAGGGTTTAGAAATAAATTGGATATGGATAAGGAACTGAGAAGTTTAGCTGTAAGCAAGAATAAAATAACGGGATGGCATGGTATGATACCATGTAAAATCATTCCAGAACTATCAAGGTATATAGAATGATTAATACTGAAAACAAAAATTGGTGGGTTAAAGAGGGGTATAAGTATGAATTAAAATTTATAGATTTTTGTAAAAATAAATTAAAAATGAATATAAAAATGAATCCAGATAAAGAAACAAACCCTTACGTTCCAGATTTAATTGTTAATGAAAAATTGGCAGATTTAAAAACTCAAACAACACCCTTTTTTACATCTAAACGATACAATTTTAATCCAAATTATACTGTTACTTTTAATAAAAAAGATTTTAATAGGTATAATAAATTATATTCTAATATTGATATTTATTTTTGGGTAAATTGGAAAGACATAAATTGGAATGGATTATCAGTAAATTCTTTACATGGAATATTTTTTTCTTCTTTTAATAACTTAAAAAAAATTATTAATAAAAATAAAGTAGAGCATTTTTATAAAAAAAGAGTTAATGATGTAATAGGAAATGCTAAATCATCCTATTTGATTGATGTTAGAAAATTAGAAAGGATTTATTATGATAACAGTATTTGATGTAGAGACAAGTTTTCAGGTAACGGATGAGGGTAAACTAGACCCCTCTCCTAAAAATCCTAATAATTTTTTAGTGTCGCTTGGCATTAATGATGAATATGTATTTTTTAAGCATCGTGATTTTAAAGGTGTGCCTGATAGAAAAAAAGTGCAGGACATTTTGGATAAAACAACGATGCTTGTTGGTCATAACATAAAATTTGATTTGCTGTGGCTATGGGAGGCAGGTTTTAATTACGAAGGAAAAGTATATGACACTATGATAGGAGAATATTTATTACAACGAGGCATTAGCATAAGTTTAAAACTAAAGCACTGTTGTGAAAGAAGAGGAGTGATACAAAAATCAGATATAACAGAGCGATATATAAAAGATAAAATATCATTTCAATTTATTCCCATTAATACGCTAGAAGAATATGGCAGGTTGGATATAAAGGCAACCCGTTCATTGTATGATTCACAAATGATACAATTTAAAAAACCAGTCAACAAAGGACTGGTTCTAACGGCAAAAACAATGGGTGAGTTTCTTATTGTCTTAGCTAAAATGGAAAATAATGGCATTCATATTGACAACGATGCATTGGAACAGGTAGAAAAAGATTTTAAAGATGAGTTTAATAAACTGCGAGTGGAAATTGATGAAAAAATATATGAAAAAATGGGGGATACAAAAATAAATCCTGCCAGTCCAGAGCAATTGTCTTGGCTGTTGTATGGGGTAAAAGTAAAGGATAAAAAAGAATGGTCACGGATATTTAATCTGGGTGTTAATCCTTTTACAAAGCGTCCTAAAAAAAGACCTAGATATCCCAAGACACATTTGAAGGCATTTTTTAGGCAGGGATTAGACTTGCTGTATAAAACAAAAGCACAGCAATGTCCTTCATGCGAAGGAAAAGGCATGATACAAAAAATAAAAGTTGATGGTGCATTGTTTAAGAATTTAAACAAATGCAAACAGTGTAACGCTAGGGGTTTTATTTACATCAACACGGAGGAACGAGCAGGGTTTGATGCTGTTGGCCAATCTGTAATGGATGTGGCAGAAGGTGGGTTTAAAACAGATAAATTAACTTTGATAAAAACAACGAGGTTCAGCAGTGATGATGTAAAACATTTTGTTGAAAAAATTAGTAGGTACACTGCTTTGGATACGTATTTAAAAACATTTGTAGATGGGTTAAAAAAACATAAAACAGAAAAAGATTTTTTATATCCAAATTTTATGCAATGCGTAACATCTACAGGGAGATTATCAAGTAGGAATCCTAATTTTCAAAATCAACCCCGTGCTAAAACATTTCCGATTCGCAAAGTCATTAACTCACGATTTGAAAATGGTAAAATAATGGAAATAGATTTTGCCCAATTGGAATTTAGAACGGCTGTGTTTTTAGCCCAAGATAAACAGGGCATGTTAGATATACAAAACGGAGTGGATGTTCATCAATTTACAGCAGATACAATTGGATGTTCCAGACAGGATGCAAAAGCCCATACATTTAAACCTTTGTATGGTGGCATATCTGGAACAGAAAATGAAAAAAGATACTATTCGGCATTTTTAAAAAAATATCCGGATATAAAAGTTTGGCATGAGAAACTGCAAGATGAAGCTATACGATACAAAGTCGTAACACTGCCAACGGGCAGACAATACGCTTTTCCAAAAGCAGAACGCATGTCATGGGGCGGTGCAAGTTTTTCTACACAGATAAAAAATTATCCAGTACAAGGATTTGCAACTGCCGATATTGTTCCTCTTGCCTGTATTTTAATACAGGAACTCCTTGAGAAGAACAAGACCAGGAGCCTACTGATAAACACCGTGCACGATTCCATCGTTGCAGATGTCTATCCGGGGGAAGAAAAGGTTGTCGCTGACTGCCTAAACAATGGGTGTTTAGGAGTAATTCCTCGGATGAAAGATATGTATGGTATTGATTTTAATGTCCCACTGGATGTTGAATTAAAGGTAGGCTCTAACTGGTTGGATACGCATCTTTATGCTTGACAAATAAATAAAATAGTGTATTATTAACTTAAATTTAACCGTTGGAGGTAAAAGTATGTCAAATGAACTACAAGCATTTGAATCTCTTAGTAAAGAAGAGATAATGAAAATGACCGGTCAAGATGACGGGTCGCAAATTAGTTCTGGAAGTTTACCAAGATTGGCCATCAATAGAGCATCGGAAGATGATGATGGCAATGCCCTTAGAACAGGGGTGTATACAATCTATGATTCAGAATCAGAAGCTAAAGTGTACAGTTTAAAAGATAAAGCTGTCCGTTTTAGACCTTTTATTAACGCCTACCAGTATATGGACTATGATACAGAAGATAATAAATATATCTGCTCGTCAGTTGTTTTCAAATCCTGGAAGGACGAACCTATTGATAATAATGGGGGAGTTCGATGTGGCAAAGTAATAGGAAAAGATAAAGAACAGTTAACGCAAGCTGAAAGAGATTCACAGCGTAGTATTAAATGTTATCGTTTAGTATATGGTTTGCTATCTATGGAAGCAACAACAGCAACTGGAGAGGCTACAACAATAGAGGAAATGCCTGTGCTGTGGCGTGTAACAGGAATGAACTTTAAACCTATCGGTGAGACACTGAAAAGTCTTAAAGGTAGAAACAGTTTAATGTTTAATCATGTTCTTAATCTTACTACTAAACGAAAGAAAAGTGGAAGCAATGTTTTTTATGTTGCAAGCATACGAGTTGATGACAAGGAAATTCAATTCTCTAAAAAAGATTTAGAGCATATGGATATGTTTAATGACATTGTCAATGAAGAAAATACTCGTGTTTCTGAAAAATGGAAAGAAGCTAATTCCCATAAGAAAAAGGATAAAGCATCCATTAAAATTGTTGATGCAATTGACCCAGAAACAATTCTTTCAACCTAATGTCCTCTATTCTTAATAGAGTACAGTTATTCCTGACAGAGGCCAATAAGGCCTCTGTTCCTATATCTAGCACTGTTATACAAGAGTTTGGAGAGGCATGTAAGCAAGCATTTATAAAGCAATTTGTAGATGAACGGGAAACAAAATTTAAGCCCCGAATGAGCAATATAGGAAAACCATTATGCCAATTGCAGATGGAAAAGAAAGGTGCTATTGCTGAAACCCCTCCATACAATGCCAAAATGCGTTTTATTTTTGGGGATTTAATAGAGGCATTAGCTGTCGCTATTTTAAAGGCATCTGGAATTAAAATCGAAGAGTTTCAAAAAAAAGTAAAATATAAATTAGATAAGGATAAAATTGAAGGGGCGTATGATGTTAAAATTCAAAATAGAGTATGGGATATTAAAAGTGCATCGCCCTATGCTTTTAAATATAAATTTGGGGATGCAGGAGGATTTGATGCTATTGTAAATGATGACCCTTTTGGATATGTTTCTCAAGGGTATCTCTATGCAAAATCTGATGGTGTTAATTTTGGTGGGTGGATTGCTATTAATAAATCAACAGGAGAATGGTCAGTTGTTGAAACTCCTGTATCAGATGAAATATATTCAAAAAAAGCTATTAAACAAGCAAAAGATAATTTGAAATCATTAAATAATAACGCCCCGTTTAAACGATTATATAAAGATAAAGAAGAATATTTTAATAAAAAACCTACAGGAAATAGAATGTTAGGATTGGAATGTAGTTTTTGCCCTTATAAAAAACCCTGTTGGGGAGATTTGCAGTATTTACCACAACAGCAATCCAAGGCCCTTAATCCTAAATGGGTTTGGTATACTAAATTGGAGAATCCACGAGATGAAAACGAAGAGTAAAAAAGCTAAAGGAAGAAGATTGCAGAATTGGGTTCGGGACGAACTGTTAAAACTGTTTCCAAAACTGACGGATAATGATATTGTGTGTGCGATAATGGGAGAACGGGGAGTAGATGTAAAGTTGTCAAACAAGGCAAGAAAATTTATTCCCTTTTCCATTGAATGCAAGAATCAGGAAAATTTAAAAAATTTATACAAGGCGTATGACCAATCGTGTTATAATTCAAAGAATAAATTAGAACCTGTAGTTTTTGTCAAGATGAATCAACGAGAACCTTTAGTTGTGTTAGATGCTATGTGTTTTTTAAATTTTACTAGGAGTAAAAATGGAAGATGGAGTAGATAAGTTAAATTTTATAACAATTGCAGTTCACCCTGCAAAAGAAGGGTTTGCCTGTTTGGTGCTAGAAAAAGACAACCCCCCTATGACTAAAGAATACAGTATTGCCTTGACAATAGCACATGGAATGGTTAAGATGGCGTTAGATAGACCGGACTTGGTATTTGATGAAGGAGTTGACGCAATGGCAAATCCATCTAACAAACTAATTGATATGAATGATATAATAATTAACAAAAAAAGGAAATTGCACTGATGAAAAATGTAAAATTTGATGTTGATTTAAAATATGGGCAAAAACGTGAGCAACGAATCAAGAAAATGATTGAAGAAGGGACGATAGAAGTTAAAACAGAGCGTAATTGGTGGTATAAGACAGGAAACATAGCTGTGGAATATGAATCATTTGGAAAACCAAGTGGAATTGCTGCAACAGAAGCAACCTATTGGGCACATGTATTAGCACATGGGGATGAGGAGCATTGTATTTTGTGGTTTAGAACAGCTAAATTAAAGCAACTTGTTAAAAACTTTGAATATAATACCAAAGATGTTGGGGATTTTAAAAAATCAAAAGCATATATAATACCTATTATAGATTTATTTAAATTGCAGGAGAAAACAAATGGAAGATTATAAAGATTATAAATTAAAAGGAAAGGTTCACGCACCATTCAGTCCATTCATAATGGAATTTGATATACCTACGCCTTATGTAGATATGCTAAATGTATATGGGGATAAGGTATCTGCTAGTGATAAAAAATCAAAACAGTTAGATTGGTCAGATAATCTTGTAGGTAATGTCAAACAAGAACATAAAATTGAAGACCATATATGGCATCAAAAGCCTCATGAAACGTTGCCTACATTTTTTAATTGGATAGGGCATTGTACTAATATGTATGTGAGAACAAAATTGAATGCTGATGGTGATGATTTGGATAAGGAAAAAGCTAAACAGGGAATCAAGAAAGTTTTATTGCATAACAGTTGGATTGTTAATTCCATTGCAGGAGATTTTAACCCACCTCATATGCATTATGGTATGTTGTCTGCAGCAGGTTGGCTAAAAATGCCACCATCCGTTGAAAAGGATGAGGAGAGAGAACACGCAGGTTGGATTGAATTTATATATGGAACACCTGTAATGTTTATTGACCCTAAATATCCTGTAAAACCTGCAGTAGGAAAAATATATGTATTTCCTGCCTGGCTATTGCATGAAGTGTATCCATTCAGAGGAAAAGGTTTAAGAAGAACAATATCTTTTAATTTAAGTTTTGAAATGTAGAATGA